CAATGCCACCGAGACCGGGCTGACCGATACCGGAGACTTGGAGGATCCAGTTGTTCTGACGTTGCGGCTCGAATCCACCGTTCACACTGGCGATGTGGTCGCCAATGATACCAGCAGGAAAGCCCGGATCATTGATTCCAGTTGGCATGTTGGTTAGCCCGTCGTGAATTCAGAGAAACTTGCGCCGGTGCTCAGAATGGTGAAGTCGATGCCGATGATTTCAGCCGTCTTGCTTGGCTTCACCAGAATCTGACCCTTCATCTCGTTGCGATCGATCTGATCCGGAGGATTGGTAGTAGCATCACACTTGATGCTGTAGTCGTACAGACCGCGCCGTTCCTTCACCTGAGCGATCGGCGGAGTGAGGATCTGCACGAAACGACGCCACGTCTTGGCATCGTTGGGTTCCATGATGAGTTGCTTGATCGCGCGTCCAGCTACCTTCTTCAGGTAGTTCATCATGCGGCGGACGTTCACGCGATTCAGCGACGTTGCCGTGCGCTGACAAGTCTTCTGCCCCCATATCACGATGCCGTCACCAGTCAAGTTCACGATCGCGTTCACGCACTGACCCGGAGCGTACAGTCTATCGCGCTCGGCGAGCTTCGTGGTGTACTGCACAGCTTGTGCAGTGACGATCCTGCCGCGAACGAGACCAGCAGGCGCATACCACGGATCAGCTTGGCGATCGTTGTACGCATACTGCGCAGCAACCAGTCCGCTGGGCGGGCACCAACACGTGACCTTGTTGTGCGCGTCGTAGATCTGCATCCATGGCCAGTAGTAGGCACTGTACGACGAGTTGATCGAACCATTGCTGTTGATGAAGTCGATCGCCTTCTGGGGCGTATTCTCGGTGATCGGCGGGTCGATCAGCACGAGCATGTCGCCACGTGCTTCCGCCATCGACACAGCACCCTTGATGACCGAGTTGCCAGCATCCGTCACCTCGGTGTTCACACCCGGAATCATCAGAACGTCAACGTTCACGGTGTCAGCGTCTTCGAACAGCAGCACGCCAGTCTGCGGGCTGTTCGCGTCGTAGAAGCTCGACGCCGTGACACTACCATCGGAACCAGTGTTGCCGCTACCGGAACCAGTTGCCAACCACGAAGTCGTGTTCGGATTCGTGTCCTCGATGTCAACGGTGATGTAGTTGCTAATGCCGTTGATGCGTGCAATCGGGTTGTTCGTAGGGTCCTGACCAATACCAGTGATCGTCAGGTTGTCGTACGATTCTCGCAGCGTGCCGCCGACGCGGATTTGCAGTTTGAAGTAGACGACACCACTCATCGCACCAGTCGCCGCGACAACGCGGAACTCTACATTCTCTTTGGTCGCGTTCGGCCATGTCCCAGGAGTGATCGCGGAGATGACGAGTGCGAGATTCGTGTCGGTGTCGAGTAGGTTCGTCACCGCTGTCGTCGCAGCGCCATTGCAGCGCACGACCAACAGTTGGTTTCCCTGCCGTAGATACTGCAAGGCGGGCGTGACTAGCCCTACAGTTGCGTACAGCCCAGTGGTCGCGTTGAGCACCGGTGCGTTCGGCTTTCCGAACGTATCGATCAACTGCCTCTCGTTGTTGATGACCGTCAGTGTGTTGAGTGGGCCTTTGTTCGCGGTTCCAACGATCCCAACAACTGCTGAGCCTTGACGCTCAACGTAGTCAGAAAAGTCAAACTCACTGATGACAACGCCCGGCGAAACTTGACCTTGGGCCATAGTTGATGGAAACGATTACGGGATGGGTCCTACGGTTCCGCTGTCTTCGTCGATCGTCACTCGGAACTGCGGCTCGTAGGTGTCTGGGTTAGCTTCGACTACATCGCCACCGACAGTGAGATCGGCATCAGTGTCAGCGATGTAGTAGTCAACGAAGATCTTGAGGACGTTCTTGACTTGCGAGTAACCAGTTGAAATCCAAGCCTTGGCCGTCACTTCAAGTGAACTACGAACAACACGCGGCCCGTCTTCGGGCTCAAGATCAGTTAGATCGTGAAAGCCTTCATTCAGCAGAGGAATGAGTTTGCGCGTCCACGTAGGCCAGATCGAACTCAGATCAAAGTTGACGAACGCTTCGATGCCCTGCCAAAACTGGATGGCTGCCCACAACTTCAGCGCGTTCATCGTCTCGACGTTCTTCGTCCAAAACTCGATCTTGTACGAGATGTTGAACGGCAACGGCCAACGCATTGTGTACGTCGAGCTTGAGCCCTGAGCGTCAGTCTTCCGGCCGAGAATCAACGACACTGGCCCTTGCCAACGCAGTTGATCGAACTGTATGCGTCCACCCGGCGCGACGGAGACGAACGGCAGCGGGATGTTCTTGATGTCCTTGACCGGCGCTCCGCGCTCGCCGGCAAGCATGTGCGCCATGGCTGCGAACGCACGATCGGGCGTTGCAACGACGACGGGGATAGGCTTGCCATCTTCCTTTACCGGCAAACCATCACGAAGCCAACTCTGAAAGCCGGCATCGTACGCGCGAAACTGCGTATTGAGCGCGTTGAGCCGAGCTTGAGTCATTCCGGTTTTGCTTCATCTCGCAGCTTCTAAAGCTGCTGCGGTAGCTTCAAGTCCAAACTTCACCTTGTCGCAGCATCAAAGCCGCTGCGCTAGCGCTTGTTCCGCGGTCGTGGCTTCCTCTTCTTTTGCTTGAACCCTTTCAAACCAAGAGGAACTTCAGGCGCAGTGCCGATGCTCATCGTGGTCGTCATCTCGCGAATCGGCGTGTAGAGGAAGAAAACTTTCATAGCGCGAAGTCGTAGGGTTGAACGACGGAGAGCAGATCGTTGCGAACCACCGCAGAGAACTCGTGGCTCTTCATGTGATTCATGTAGCCGTTCACATGTAGAAACGAGTGAACTGGTGATCCAACCGCACGTGCGTTGCGACAGATGATCGAGTCGTACTCGGGTGCTGTCGCAGCGATGGGAACGTAGATGTGCACAACCGAGAGTCCACGACGATCAGGGCTGCATGGTGAAACCACCACCGTCCGGCCGTGATTCATCTTGTCGTCAGTTGGCCACAGTAGAGCGCACAAGCACTCGAAAGCACCCTCGTGTTCACGCTCTGCTGCTAACCTTTCTGTACCGCGAAGACGACGAACATCTTCGAGAGGAATGTCAGCTAGGTTGAAGCGGCGTTCGCGGTATTCGCGAAACCCCATGTCAAGCATTCCTTCGACGGACCGCCCATCGATGATCTTGCTAACGTGGTACTTCCAATTATACACGACGCGATTTATTTTTCGGCGCTCCCATCGATTACTTTTTGACGGTCTTGGCCGCGTTGGGCGGGATTAGGATAGCTTTGATCTTGTCACTCAGCCGCATCTTCGTGCGATTCATGATGCGCGCCAGCACTGACGGCATCGTGAACTCCCAGCGTCGAATCGCTGGAGCCCAGTGTGGGCGTGGAGGCATCTTGCTCGTGCCGTGTTCGAGCATGCCGCCAAGCTTGTTCAGACTCATGTTGGCAGTCTTGTGCTTGCGATTCGGCACACCAACGTAAATGCTGACGTAGTTCCGAGTTCTCTTTGCCTCCTGGACACCAATCGACTGGATGTATTCCTCGGTGGCCTTCAGCATTTCTTCGCTGAGACCCTGACTAATCTTCCAGCGCTTGTAGTCCTCATTTAGAGGCGCCCACCAGACTGGTTGGCTCTGTATTTCTCGCACAACCGTCTGTGCAAGCCTCTTTGCTTCCTCCGTCATGATGCCGAACATCACGTCGGTAGGAATCTTGTCGATCAAGTCCAAGAACTTGGCTGCATCCTTTCTATCAAGACCATATTTCTTGATGTTGAAGCGGATGTTGTTCTTGACTGCTTGTGATACGTGAACCATTACAAACCTTCGCGATACAGATTACATGCAATTGCAATGTAAAAGGGTATGCTGCTGTTGGCCCAGTATGCGTCCACGTCTTTTCTTTGATCCAACACTTCGTATGCGTCGCCGTTCCAAACTACCATGTCCCCGATCAAGAACGTGTCGTTCGCTTCGAGGATTCTAAGATCAGACAGCGTGTGAGTAGGAACAAGGAACAAGACTTCCCTCTCTTGATCCATTCCATACTTGCCAAGTGTCTTCTTGCTTGGCTTGTGATCAACGTAGCCACGCAGTATAGTGGGATCGTGCCAACGACGCGCTGGCGACTCGTTGTAGAGTGGATCTACAACAGTACGCGTACGATTCAATCGACGCAGCCCGAACTCTGGCAAGTGCATACGCGAGTATTCGTCAAGATACTGCCGTTGAATAGCAATATCGTAACGCTGCGGAAGAAAGATCGAATCACCCATAAACAGGAGGAACGGCAGGAGCCATTGATTCGATCTCTTGCTCCAACTTCTCTGTTTCCTCCCTCGCGTCTTCGATCATCTCTCGCGAGTTCAACTGCATCTTTCCGCCTGGAGCCGGAATCACACCACTGTACTTACCGCGAATCTGCGCAAGTATCGACTTGCATCGCGCCAAGTAGTAACGCTTGAACCAATGCACATGGTCCTCACGCACGATGTCAAGCGTCGGATGCACGAAGTACCGGTACGCTACGTAGTAGCCACCTAGCGCTTGGAATGAGTACGCCAA